TGTCATATTCTGTTGCCATAGCAACAGCTACGTTATCGTCTGTTTCAGCTAAATCAAGACCAATATATACAGTTTTTCCTTTCCAAAAACTTTTATTTTCTTTTACTTTGCATTTTCTTAAAAGGTGAACATCAACAAAACTTTCAACTCCTAAACCTTTATATCTAATATTGTTATGTTTGCAAAGATAGTTTTCTACTTTGTTTTCGTAGAGTTTTGCCATTTCTCTCGAATTTATGAGACTTTCAAAAAGAACTTTGTTTTTTACCGCAACAGGGTTAGACTGATATATAACATTTTCGTTTGTCTGCCAATTATTGATAATATTTTCGTCTGGTTCATACAACAAAGAAAAGTAGTTATCTTTCTTAATTAAACCATCAAGTATTTTTTTTGCTGTATCAATTTCAGCAATAAAAGAATTATTATCATTAGGGTACTGAGTTGATATGATTACCCCTAATTTACTTTTTAAGACAACTTGAGATGAACGCATTGCCTCTATAGGGTAACTATCCATTGCTCCTGCTTCGTCGGCAAGATAAACGTTTGCTTGTTTTCCATCTAAACGGTCATTAGAATAAGCAAGGGGTTTATAAACGCTATCAGTGATTTTGCATTTTACATCATCTCTTAAAATACGGAATTTGTTTTCTAGTATTGGACTACTAACTACTATTTTGCGAATAGCAAGTTTAAGTTCAGATGATAATTGATAGTCCGGAGCAACGGAAAAGAACCTTGAAAATTTAGGTTCTGTCAACATACAAATAATAAAGATAATAGCAGAATTAAAGGTTTTGAAATTCTTTCTTGCAATTTCCAAAATAACATTTTCATAATAGCGTTTGTTTTCCGTTCTATGTTTTGTACAAAAAACAGCGGTTAACAAAAAGCAAGCATAATCTTCTAAACCTTCATATATAGTACAATGTAAATCAGGGTGATTTATTAACTTTAGTATATTACACATCTTTTGATAGAATTTAACATCAATATAAGCATTGTTTGATTTATCATCTGCAATATCTAACCATTTTTTAGCTTGAAGTTTAACATACTTACCGACCTTTTTATTATTTTCTCCAATACACCAACTAGCATATTTATATGCTCTACTATTTTGAATTTCACTCATTTTTTAACCATCTTCTTTCAATACATCAAGGAGTATATCAAAAGTATTTGTTTTTAATGAATTGGCTATTCTAGCTCTTGATTGAGGGCTTAAACATAGTTCATTACTTAACCTATAAAAATCTTTTAATAATTGACTTCTAATAGTTTGTAACTTTCTATCAATAGTGTTTTTATAGCTTTGATTTAATTCTTTTTCAACCAATTGCAAATAACTTAAAGTCAAAACATATTCTTCAATAATATAAATGTCACTGTCGGTTAAATAACCAGCAGGCTTTAACCAATTAACAATTTTATTAAACATATATTTTTGGTTATCATTTAATAAATCGGAAGCAACCAATTCATCAGTACCTGTCTTAAATTTATCTTCAATTTGCTTTCTTTTTTCTTTTTCTTCTTTTGTTAAGTGTTTTAAGTTTAAATCTACACTTTTACAGGGTCTTGCCATCTTATCATGCCTTCTTTTGATAAAAAATTTATAAATAATTTAATTTTAATATTGCATTTTTATTTTTTTGTGTTATAATATGATTATATAAGTGTTTTCTTAGGTAAAAGAGTTATTTAACAATATGTTAATGGCTCTTTTACCCTTCTCTTTTAACAATTAAATATAAGCAATATTTTCGCTAACTTAACCTTAAAAATGTATGTTTCTTACATTTTATTTTTTTATGCTCAAAAACAATTTTTCAATTAAGGAAAAGTTAGTGAAGATTAGCAGGGCATGTTGGTCTAGCCATTTTTTAGAAAAAAATGGAAATGGACTGGAGGGGGTATAAAGCTTTTTTACAGCTAAAAACTATGCTTTGCATTCTCCCATTTCATCTTTATCTGTCTCAATAAATCCATTGTTTTTAATCTTTCCTTTTGGCTTATCCTATATCTATCATGTATTTCTTGATGTGCTTTATAAGATAAAGGTATCAAGTTATCTTCATCATACATTTTGCTTTCATCTTCTGACACTTCGATAATATGATGAACTATGTTTGCTTGTACTATCTTGCGTTCTATGTAGAAACTATACAAACAAATGTAATTATATTTATTTAGAATATCTAACCTTAATGTTTGCCATTTGCTTGTTTTATACATCTGATTATCTGTTCTTTTGTTATATATCCTTTTGCTTTTATATGGACAATTATGTGGAATATCTACTATTCCACAATATCTACAAGTTTTCTTCATTAAAACCACCAACTTAATAAATATAAAAAAGACAAGTTTTTGCTTGTCTTTTATAATTTAAAATATTGCTTTATAATATCCATAAACTTTTATTATATTATTATAACATGAAAGTACTACCCTTTTGTCTCATTTTTTATTAAAATTTATTTTTTTATCTAATAGATTGAAAAACAAATTTCTTATTCTATAAAAGTGGCATCTACTATATGGTATATTAAGATATTCATAAGGAATACCTTGAGTAATATTTTTTAGAAGTTCTTGATATAAAACTGAACTTGTTTCTATTGCTGTTTGTTTTATAATTTTTATTTTTTTTTCAAGTTTAATTTTTCTAATGGCTAATTCTTCAGTTGGTTTGCCAATATTATTACTTTTAGGCAAATCATCAATCTTGTAAGATTGCAAATTATAATTAATGCTTTTTAATTCTTCAACCCATTCTTGATACTGCATACAGAAATATTTTAATTCTCTGTATCGATTTTTACTTAAACCTTGTACTTTAATATCTTTTTTATCTGCCATAACCATTGCCCCCCTACAAAAAATATGTTATAATTAAAATGAATTTTATATTTTTTGCAGAGGGTTATTGACGCTCTAATTTAATAGTTAATCAAATGTTAGAGTGCCAATAACTTTTATTAAGGAACATACTTGAAGGATTTAGCTAGCTCTTCAATGAACTTAATAAATTCACAGTTCAGTCCTGTATCAATAAAATAATTAATTACGCAATGACATGCTATGTAATTTGGGATAAAATCCTTTAAAATATCAAAGTATTTTGATTCTTCAAGAAGAGTAATTGCTTTGGTATCTCCATCATATTTTATTGCAAATTCATCAAAACCTGCTTTAGTTTTTATTTCGTCTAATTGATATTCTGTTAATTCTTTTATGTTTTTTGAATAAATTTTAAGTTTTTCGTTAATTACTTTCATATTTTTTTCCTTTCTTTTATCTTTTAACATGTAGAATATTAACTACAAATCACAAATTTCACGCAATCTGTAATTTTTATTTATGTCTGGTTTGATGTTAACACCAAAACCATTTTTAAATGACTGCTCTGCAATCCTACCAGCTAGCGCTTCATCAATATCAATTATATTGTATAAAGTACATTCACTGGATATAATAGTTTTAAGATTATAATTTAGTGAACGATAATTTAATAACTCAAAAGCTATGTTTACATCTGCTGGTGTAGGCTTTTGTACTTTTCCATTGTTATCTTTTCCTGTTTTAAACAGGTCGTCAATATATAGAACATCAACGTTTTTAAATGGAGTTATTAATTCTTCATACTGAATACAGTCGTTTATTGCGCCTTTCAATTTTACGACGTCATCTCTCCAAAGCATATATCTGACACCTTTACCCTTTTTTATTAGACTGCCTGCTATGGCAGTACATATAAACGTTTTTCCTGCCCCACTTTGTCCACCGATAAAGAACCAACCTTTATCACTATTAACAAAATCTATAGCTTTTTCTTTTATGGTTTTTTGCCATCTTTCTTTAACTTCGTATTTTTCAAAGTTAAAGTTTTTAAAAATATCTTTAAGACCACTTTTCCCGAAACGTTTCAAAGTATTTCTAATTTCTATACAATGACATTGGTTAAAAGCTAATTCATATTTATTATTAAAGCTATCACAAACAATTCTTGCTATTATTCCTTTATTGTTGCAAGTTTCACAACTGTAACCATCTATTTCATGCAGATTACCAGTTTCTTTGTTAAAACTGTTAGCTTTCATTTCTGTAAATTTAAATTCTTTTTCAGCTTTTGTTAAGTTTGAAAAGTCTTCTTTTGTATCACAAATCCCATTCAGAATTTGTTTTAAATCCGTTGATTCCATTATCAACACCTCCACTTTTATTAGCATTATAATAGCCTTCAATCACTTTAATCATGTTCTTGTCAGCTATTAGCCAATCAAAGTTTGCCTTCCAGCCCCTATTGTTTTTGCCCTTCAAAAAGTCCGACATCTCTGCTATTTCGAACAACTGTTTGAAATCTTCGACTTTGTATGATTTAAGTCTAGCTTTGATAGCGTCTTTTCTAGCTTTAGAAAGCTTGACACATTTAGGAAGTGAAATGCATATTTTGTTATACATATCAGCTATTTGCTGATATATTATTTCTTTTCCTTCTTGTCTTTCTTCTCTTTTTTGTCTTTCTTTTCTTTCTTTAGTTGTTGTGGTTTGTTTGTGATTTGTTTGTGGTTCGTTTGTGGCTTGTTTGTTACTTGTTTGTGATTTGTTTGTGATTTGTTTGTGATTTTCTTCTTGACCATCTTGAAAAAACATGTAATTTTCAATGGTTACAAGCGAAAATTTGTTTGTGGTTTTTATTGAAATTTCTTTTGTCTTTTGTAATTTTTTTAAAATATCTCTTACTTGATTTTCTGTTAAATTTAATTCAATAGAAAGATTTTTTATACTTGTTAATAATTGCCCTCTTTCTATCTTCATTCCATGCCATTCTTTGTCAGCATAGTTAGCCTTTAATAATAGATGTAAAAATAAAGACTTTACATTTATATCATCATACCAACCCCAATCTAACATGGAACGATACAATTTTATGTATCCTGTATTTGTATCCAAATACATCAACTCCTACTAAATTGTCAAGGTTACCATTTCATTTTTTATAGTTGCTTTGTGATGAAAGACTTTGTTAGAAATTAAAAAGGCAAATCATCGTCGTTTTCATCTTCATGATAAAGACTTCTATTGTTTTCTGTTGGAGCGGTACGTGCTTCATACGAAGCTTTACTTTCAGCAAAATGCGCTTCTTCGACAATAACATCTGCTGAAAAATGTTTAACTCCGTCTTTTACATAAGTACCAGTACGAAGTTTACCAACTACACCGACCATTAAACCTTTTTTAAAATACTTGCTTACAAATTCCCCTGTTTTGCCAAAGGCAACACATTCAAAGAAGTCTGCCTCTGGTTCGTTGTTTTTCTTGAAACGACGGTTTACTGCCAAAGTAAATTTAACAATATTTATAGGTTCGGGGTAGCTTGAATATCTAACTTCAGGGTCTCTTGTCAGTCTTCCAATCAAAATAATTTTATTCATTTCTTTTGCTTCCTTTCATATTTAGATTATTTTTAAGTATGCTTTTTTCTCTGTATTTATTAAATTTATAGTTAATTCATCAACCCTAAGCTTTTTGATATTTTCATTTTTCATTTGTTCAAGAATATTACTCTTTAAGTTGTTTATTTTATTTTCTAAAACAGAATATAAAGTTAAATAGTTACTTAATTTTCTTGTTAATTCTTGTAGTTTTTCAGGATATAATTCAAACTCTGTTAGCAAAGGATTTATTTTTAACCTATATAAATCTTTTTCAAATTCTTCAATTGATTCTTCAATTTCAGAAATCAGATTTTGATAATCACTAATATCAATATTGAAAATCTGTAAGTTTTTTTTATTAATATCGATTTCTTTTATTTCTTCAAAGTTGTCTGGGCGGTGATATACTGCTAATATACCTTTTTTAATTTTATGTAGTACCATTCCATATAATAGTTGCACTAAGTATAGTTTGTAGTTTTTTATGTCTTCGTAAATTTTGGAAGTTGTTTTTATTTCCAGCAAACATTTAAGATTTTTGTCATAACCATCTGAATGGTACCTTAAATTATCAATAATTATTCTATCTGGTTTAAAGTTAAATGAATATATTGTATTAATATATTGACGAATTTTAGGTTCTGCTTGTTGTCCAAAGTTAGTATATTTATTTGACTGGTTTTCGACTTCCTTTATTCCTGCTTTTTCTAATAATAAATCGTATCTTTTTTTAAACGGTGATAAGTTCATTATTATAGGAATGTCCGAACCGCCAATATATTTCTGACGGTCAACAGTTACATCATACTTCATTTTTATCCCTCATTTTTAAGCTGCTCTACAAGCTTTTTAAAAGTATCTTTATCTGTTTTACCTTTTACAAGATTGTTTTTAGCAGCAAATTCTTCATAATTGATTTTACGTTCTTTTAAAAGAGTAGCTAATAAAAGTCTATAATCAATTTCATCTGCTCCTACTTTCATTTTCTTACCGTTTAAATTAGCATCTGTATCCTCATCAATACTAATGCCAAGCATTGACGCTAACGCATATCTACGAGTATATGTAATGGCTGCGCCTTCGTCTTGCTTTGTTTTGTTGCCCTGAGGTAATCTCAAGGCATAATAATCACTGTTTAACACATATCCTGATTTATGTATTAAGATTACTTGTAGCGCTG